CTTATATCGGTTTAGACTTTGTAAAAGAAAACAAGTGTACAGAGATTGATTTTAAGGAGTTTAAAGAGTTTACAAACGAAATAGGTAATATATTAATGTTATGAGAAAAGGAGGTAAAAAAGGATGCCAATGTAAAGATGGCACGTATTCTAAAGAGTGTTGCGACGGTCAATCACAAGGTATTGGAAGCACTGAGCAACAGGTAGTAAGTAATGTAAACCATACTATTGAAGTAAGGCAAATTACAACAGAAAGAGGTTAAATAAGTTATTAAAGAAAAACGTTTATGAATAAAGAAATAAAAGATGCGTTGAAGACTATCAAGACATTCCTGGGAATGGAAGTGAAGTTGGAGCAAATGAAATTGATTGATGGTAACACGGTGATCGAAGCGGATTCATTCGAGCCGGGTGCGAGTGTTATGATTGTAGTTCCGGAAGGTGAACCAGTGCCTTTAGAAGTTGGTAAATACGAACTTGAAGACGGTCGACTATTGGTAGTTGAAGAAGTTGGAATTATTGCTTCAATCGAGGAAATGCCAAAAGAAGAAGTTGAGGAAGAAATGCCTGTTGAGGCTGATGTGACTCCAGAGGTTACACCTGAGGTTAAACAACCAAAGAAAGTTGTGTCAATCACCGAACAACACTTTGCAGAAATGGAAGCAAAGATTGCAGAACTTGAAACAAAGTTAGCAGCAATGACTCCTGAAGTAGTTGAAGAACAACCAACGGACGTTATCGAATTTAGCGCAGAGCCTAAACCGATTCAATTTAACCCTGAAAACGTACAACCAATGGAGAGAGTAGATTTAGCAATTAATACGCCTAAATCGTTGAGAGATAGAATTTTAGAAGAAGTATATAACAACAAATAAACAAATAAAAAATGGCTACAACAGTTAACATTAGTACATCATATGCTGGACAAGATTCTAAGCTATGGGTAAAAGCTGCTTTATTAAGCGGTAACACATTAGCGAATGGCGGTATGACAATCGTACCTAACATTGCTTACAAAACAACAATGCAGAAATTAAGCACGGATGGTCTTTTAAAAGATGCAACGTGTGATTTTACAGCACTTTCTACGGTAACACTTTCTGAAAGAAGTTTGACTTTAGAGCCGTTTCAAGTAAATTTACAATTGTGTAAGAAAGATTTTTATGCAACTTGGTCTGCTGAAGAAATGGGATTGTCTGCTAATAAAGTTTTAGCTAAATCTTTTGTAGATTATTTCTTGGCTTACATCACAGAGAAAGTTGCTGAATCAGTTGAGGTTTCTATTTGGAGAGGTGCTAACGGCACAATAGGACAAATTGATGGTATCGCTACATTGTTAGCTGCTGATGCGGCTTTACCTACTGCAAATGAGGTTGCTGGTACAACTGTAACGTCTTCAAATGTCGTTGCTCAATTAGGTTTGATAGTAGATGCAATTCCGGCTGCTTTGTACGGTTCGCCTGATTTGAAAATTTACGTTTCTCAAAACATAGCTAAGGCTTACATTAGAGCCCTTGGAGGTTTCTCAGTTGCAGCTACATCAAATAATGGTGTTGAAAACAAAGGTACACAATGGTACAATGGTCAAGGGTTAACTTTCGATGGTATTCCAATTTTCGTAGCTAACGGATTAGCTGCTAACACTGCTATCGCTGCTGAAACTTCAAATTTGTTCTTTGGTTGCGGACTTTTAAATGACACGAATGAAATCAAATTATTGGACATGTCGGATATCGACGGTAGCATGAATGTAAGATTTGTGATGAGAGCGGGAATGGCAGTTAACTACCATTCAGTTTCTGACATCGTAACATACGGAATCACAAACTCAGCTAACTAATAATTAGCTAACAGATAACGTGGGGAGGAGCTTCAAGTCCCTCCCCTTTTTTTTTAAAATTTAAAACTTAATCAGGTGGCATGTAACTTAACCATAGGACGCGCGGAGGCGTGCAAAGAGGCAATCGGAGGACTGAAAGCCGTATACTTTATTAATTTTCAGATAGTACCTTCTGACGTGACTTTCTCGAATGACTTAATCACTGCAGTGACAAACGTTGATAACTTGTACAAATATGAATTGAAATCTAACGAAAACGTATTTGACCAAGAAATCGTTTCAAGCCGTGAAGCTGGAACAACGTTCTTTAGACAAACGTTAACAATTAAGTTAAAAAAACAAGACACTACGACGCACAAAGAAATTAAACTTTTGGCTTATAGTAGACCGCACGTACTTGTAGAGAATAACAACGGACAATTTTTCTTGATGGGATTGTTTAGAGGTGCTGATTTAACGGCGGGTTCTATTAATAATGGTGGGGCGCTTTCAGATTTTTCAGGTTACAGCTTGACTTTTACGGCGGAAGAGGCTCTACCGGCGCCATTCACGGATATTACAAGCTCTTCTACTATCGTAGCTGATTGTTTCACTGGTGCAACCGTTGTAACTGCTTAGTCATGGCGTGTTTAATAACTTCTGGTCGCATAGAGCCTTGCAAGGATAGCCTTGGAGGGTTGCGTAATGTATACTTCATTAATGATGATTTAGTAACTAATGAGATTGTATTTTTCAACCCTTTTTTGCCAGGAGACACTGTAATAACAAATGAGGTTTATTATGTTGAAAATGTAGCTTCAATTTACAAATTCGAGTTAAAATCCAACGAAAATGTTTTTGACCAAGAAATAGTATCAAGCCGTGAAAATGGTACTACTTTTTTTCGTCAAACATTGACTATAAAGCTAAAAAAACAGGACATAGCTACGCACAATGCAGTCAAAACTTTAGCGTACGCGAAACCGAGAATTTTAGTTGAAAACAACGAAGGGCAATTTTTCTTAGTTGGTATGTACAGAGGTGCTGATTTAACGGCGGGAAGCATTAATAATGGTGGAGCGCTTTCAGATTTTAGCGGTTATAGTTTGACATTTACTGCTGAAGAGCTTCTACCGTCACCATTTGTTATGAATGGTACAGATACATTCAGAGTTGGTCAAGCTTTTAATATACCATTATCAGCAGCATCTACAATAGTAACAAGTTAATTTTCGGAGGGGTTTAATAGCCCCTCTTTTTTTTTTGCAACAAAAACACTATTTTTTAGTTATACTATTACATGATAGTATTAACGACATCCACATCACCGCAAACGGTTTATTTTATCCCACGTGAAGGAACGGGGAATTCAGATAAGATATTTCTTACAGACGAACAAACAAACGTCACCACAACGATTAATATTACAACCTACGCAACTGGTGACTATTACCATACGGCAACGGCTACATTTGCATTAAAAGAAGGTCATACGTATATTTGTAAGATTGGAAAAACAAATGACATTCGCTTTTACGGACGTGTTTTCTGCACGGATAATCCAAGCTCGAATTTCACACAAACGGTAACAACCAACGAATTTATTATATATGAATAATAACATTATACAACTATCTTCATACACTGCCCCTGTAATTGTTGAGAACAATAAGAACGAATGGGTCGAATATGGTGAGGATAATAATTACTATCAGTTCTTAATTGACCGTTATAGTAATTCAGCAACCAACAACGCTGTAATTAATAACATTTGTAGATTAATATTCGGTCAAGGGTTAACGGCTACTGATAGCGCAATGAAGCCAAACGAATGGGCGCAATTACTATCTATTCTTAAAGAAGATGATTTAAGACGTATTATATTCGATTTGTACGCATTAGGGCAATGTGCCTTACAGATTCACTACGACAAAGGACATAAGGCAATTACAAGGGCTTTTCACACGCCTATACAATTGTTAAGACCTGAGAAGTGTAACCAAGATGGGGACATTGTAGGATATTTCTATTCTGACAATTGGAGCGACCCTAAAAAGTACGTACCTAAAAGATTTGATGCTTTTGGAAGTTCAAAAAAAGAAGTTGAAATTTTGTATTTGGCACCGTATAGTGCGGGTATGAAATACTTTTCAAATGTAGATTACCAAGGTGGGATTGATTACGCATATCTTGAGGAAAAAATTGCTGAATACCTTATTAACGAGGTTGAAAATTCTTTCGCTCCAACCAGTATCGTAAATTTTAACAATGGTACCCCAACCGACGAGATGAAAGATGAGATATCTAATTCTGTTATTGGTAAGCTTACGGGGTCAAAAGGTAAGAAAGTAGTAATATCATTCAACGAAAACGAAGCTACGAAAACAACGGTCGACACTATTCCTTTGCAAGACGCTGCAGACCATTATTCTTATTTAAGTGACGAATCAACTGCTAAGATATTACGTAGTCACAATGTAACTACACCATTATTGTTTGGGGTAACTTCAGCAAGTGGTTTTAGTAGCAATGCTGATGAAATGAAAACAGGGGCTTTGTTGTTTGAAAATATGGTTATCAAGCCAAAACAACAGATGATAGTTGAAATGGTCAAAAAAATACTTTCCTTTAATGGTGTATCGCTTAACCTTAGATTTAAAACGTTGAACCCTTTACAAGGTGATGAGCCACAGCCAGTACAAGAAGTAAAAATGAGCGCACAAGATGAATTAGACGTTGCAAAATACGGTGAGGACATTGATTTAGACGAGTGGGTGTTGATTGATAGTCGTGATGTTGATTATGATTTAGAAGATGAGTTGGATGCTACATTAGAACAATATAATGAACCAACAACTTTATCTAAGGTTCTAAACTTGGTTAAAACAGGTACAGCAAGACCAAACGCAAATAGTATTCAAGACGGTAAGCTTTTTAAGCATAGGTACAGATATACTGGAGATACTACTGATGAATCTCGTTTGTTTTGTAAGAAAATGACCCAAGCTAATAAAGTTTATAGAAAAGAGGACATTATTAGAATGGGGTCTGAATCTGTAAACAAAGGTTTTGGAGCTAAAGGAGCGGATAATTATTCAATCTGGTTGTACAAAGGCGGTGGAGCATGCCACCATAAATGGGTGCGCGAAACTTACTTAAGAAAATCAGACGTTAATTCACCAATAGCGAAAAAATTCATGAAGGAATTTAAACCTTCAGTTGCTCGTAAACTTGGTGAAATCGTACCTGTGAACGATAAGCTTGTTTATACACGTCCGATTGATATGCCTAATAAAGGATTTTTACCTAAATAATAAGACATGGCAGAAGCACTATTAATATCGAAAAAAGACCTTCAAGAATACACTTCACTTAACGCTAACACTGACGTTGACAAAGTGATTCAATTTGTACTTGTAGCCCAAAACATTTGGATTCAGCAATACACGGGCACGAAGTTATTGGATAAGATTAAAACGAACATTACCAACAACACACTTGCTGGTAATTACATAACACTTGTAAGGTCGTATTTAAAACCGATGTTGATACATTTTACGATGGTTGAATACTTACCGTTTTGCGCGTACACGATTTCAAATAAAGGGATATATAAGCACCAATCTGAGAATAGCGAAATCGTATCGAAGGAGGAAGTTGATTACTTAATAGAGAAAGAAAAACGCATAGCAGAAAGTTACTCGCAAAGGTTTTTAGACTATATTTGTAAAAATAATAGTTTATTTCCTGAGTACACAACCAACGAAAATGGGGACGTTTACCCGCAACATAATAACTATCTTACAAATTGGTATTTATGAAGAAAAAAAAGGAATATAAACCAAAGGAAGAGAATATAATCAAACTTAAAATTTACTTAAATGATATTAGCAAACCACGGGATTGTAAGTAGTAGCGGAGCGTTGCCTTCTACATTGTTAAATAATTTATATGCGGTATACAAAGCTGAAAATAACGCAAATGATTCTTTAGGTACATATAACGGAACTGCGCAGGGTGGGTTGACGTATGGCAGCGGCAAAAGTGGAAACGCTTTTTTATTTAATGGTACAAATGCATATGTTGCTTTGCCTAATAACTCCATGAAATTAACTGGTGATTTTACTTTAACAGCATGGGTGAATTTTGGCACGTCGAAAATTCAAAGTATAATTAGTTGTTATAATTATACTGGTCTTGATTATGGTTATATGTTTTTTATTGATGCATCAGATAAATTAAGTTTCTACTGGGATAATAGTGGAGCAAACCAAGTTAATGCACCAACAGCAATAACTAAAAACATTTGGAATATGGTTACGGTTACCAGAGATGTTGCTAACTCTACGCTTAAATTTTACATAAATGGAGTTTTAAATCATACGTACACTAATAGTTTAGTAAATAATATTAATTATAATACTACGATTAATCACTCAAATATTGGAGCGCAAAACAACTCTAGTTTTTTTAATTCTGGTCTGATAGATGAAGTAAATGTATGGAATAGAGTATTAACACAGTCGGAAATAACAGAATTACAAACTAAATATTATCCTTATTAATTATGAAAGTTAGACAATTAACAACAGAACAAAAGAACATACTTACAGGTAAAGTATGGGGTTTTCAAGGTCAAGTATTTAATCCAACATTAGATGCAGATGGCAATTGGTTTATATCCAATGAGGAGGTTAACGGATGCACGTTACAACAAGCGGAGTCTATTCCATGCGATGCGTGGTTATTGACGTTACCTGAGATTGATTATAACCCTGTTGCAGTTACATTCCCATGAAGCGTAAATACTACGAAGGGCAACAATTAAATGGTAAAATAGTGCATACAATTTGGCACGATTCAAGTAATTATTATATAAAGTTTACAGATGGAAGTTTTGAAGAATTTAAAAAATAGATGGTTAGCACCTACACCAAATTTTTGGAAGAAAGTGCAATCGTTAGGGATAGCAATCGGAGGAATAGGAGCGGTATTAATCGCACCTCCGTTTAGTTTTGCAATTGCACCTTATATGGTTGCGGTTGGTTCAGTAGCAGGAGTATTATCACAACTTACAGTAGATGAACAACGTTAAGAACTATACAGATAAACAGATACTCGATAGGGTTAAAAGTTTAAAATCATTCAAATCTATTCCATTAGGATATTGGATAGTAGGAGTTAGAAGTAATGAGGACGCACCAAATAAGTATGACGATAAATTTTACTTATTCAATGGAGAACAATTCGTTAAGGTTGTTACAGGAACAACTAACCCAGGCACCCCAATATTGCAAGGTGGCTATCTTAAGTACAATAAGGTAGGTGCTGCAGTTGTTAAGTCAAACGAATGGTATTACGATGTATGGAAGTTCGGATTACATCAAGGGAAACAACCAGCATTACGTCAAGTTGGTAACTTCATAGTATACCGTGACGGTGATAAAGATGGTAAGAGTGAGGAGATAGGTACGCCAATTACAGGAAGTGGTTACGGCATAAACTTTCACACAGTTTCTAATGATTTATCAATTAGAATTGTTGGTGAGAATGTAGGAGGTTATTCAGCAGGTTGTCAAGTATGCAACAATGTGGAACAATACAGAATGATAATTAACATGGTCAAAAATCAAAATAGGGTAACGTACTGTTTATTAGAAGAATTTTAGTATATTTACAATGTGTTTTGTAGCGGTTTAGAAATAAATCGCTTTTTTTTTGCTTAAAAGTTTGCGTATTAATAATAAATGTTTAAATTTGTAACATAATTAAAAACATAAACACATGGAAGCACTAGATTTAAAAATGGTTGAAAACTTAAAAGCATTCGCTAAGGCAATTAATTTTGTAATAACTTCAGAAGAAGATGTAAAAGTTTTATTAAAAAAATGGGTTAACCATAGAGTTGAATTAACACCACAAGTTTTAGATACAATGTGGAATGAGTATAAATTAGCAAAAGGATATTAAAATGTCTTTTAAATGTTATCATGAAAAATGTAGCGTATGTGGTGGTGTAAAAATGACCATATACGCTAATAAAAATAAAATAACAAGAAACAGTTGTACGTGTATGAACGAAGAATCAAAAGCATTTCATTTATATTTTAGCGTAGTTAGAGATATTATAGCAGATGAACAAAAAGCTAAATTAATCACAACTAAAATAGTAGATGAAATAATAGAAAGCCATATGTATAATGAATATACAGATGACATTTCCAAAAATCTTAAATATTGGTTTAATGTTAAACAAAAAATAACTAAATTATGAAAACAGCAGAATTAATCGAGAGTCAAATTACTGAAATTCGTGAGAAAATGGGATACGGTAACAAAAGCGAAAAAATTCCTTTCTCAGAGGAGCTTGTAACAGAAACACAAAAAGTAGTAGGAGAAAATTATTTATTCATTTTAAAAATCATGGGTCATGAGAAATGCTAAAATTTTAGTGTACGCATTGGTTTGCATTATCATTGTAGGATTTGTAAATCAATATTGGAACGCATCCACTGCGTTTTGGATGTTATTTGGATTGTTAGGTTGGACTTTAACAGGATTATGCTATGAAAAAGATAATGACTAAGATTTTTAACGTTGATATGCTTATTATGCCCTCAGACGTTGAATTTATGAAGATTGATAGCGATAGTGTATACGCATCGTTTGAAGACCTTAGAGAGCGTCTATACATCAACGACGGGCTTGTTTATAGCGAAGAAGGTGATCGCATTTGCACAACAATGGAATTAGAGCAATTTGATGAATTTGCAGAACTAAACAAATGTACTACATGTGGTGGCACGGGTGAATACATGGTTACAGATTACGACCAAGACGGTCCATTTCAAAACATTTTAATAAATTGTTATTGTGAGAAGCCCTTCGAGTTATGAGTATATTTACGAGCGTGTACGTAATATGTTAGAATCAGGTTGGATTCAGCTTGACATCGCAAAACATTTAAATTTACCTGTGTCGGTTGTTGGTCACGCAATAGCAAAATGGGAAGGAAAAAAGTATATAACAAGCCTATATTTTGGGCATAAAAACGAAGCATATAATGAAGAAGATTACATTTATCAAACCCCTACTTTTGACGAGCTTTCTGATGATGAGCAAGCTATCTATCGGTCAATTGAGTTTACAGCAAATCAAGGACAAAAAGATAAAACATCCTGAGATTGTTTACGCACAATATCGTTTAGAAACAGGAAACGGTAAGAGCAGAGCATTTCGAGAATACAACAATGCGTTTGGATTTACGTTAAATGGTAAATTAATGCGATTTAAGAACGTTAATGAGTGCGTGGAGTATTACAAGACTTGGCAGGATAAAAGATACGTTAAAGGCGATTATTATGTATTCTTGCAAAAGATAGGGTATGCGGAAGAAGAAGGATATATTCAAATGTTAAAACAATTTTAAAATGAAAGTACTAAATTTATATGCTTGTTTGGGGGGTAATCGTTACAAGTGGGACGAAGTAGCAAAAGAAAAAGGAATTGAAATTGAAGTAACAGCAGTTGAGTTAGACCCTGAAGCTGCTCGTTTGTATCAAGAAAGATTCCCAAATGATACGGTAATAGTTGCAGATGCGCACCAGTACTTATTAGACAACTATAAAGAGTTTGATTTTATTTGGAGTTCACCACCTTGTCCAACGCATAGCAGACTTTGTATAAGTAATAAAAATAAAATACCTATGAAATATCCTGAGATGAGTTTATATCAAGAGGTTATTTTTTTAGAAAATTTTTTCACTGGAAAATATGTAGTTGAAAATGTAATACCATACTATGAACCTTTAATAATAGCTCAAAAAAGAGGTAGACATTTATACTGGTCAAATATTAAACTTCCTACAAATATAAATGAAAGACCTACAATAGGAATTTCAACAGCTAAAAATGAAGTTAAAAAACTATGTAAATTTCATAATTATGATTTTAGAAAATATAAAGGAGAGCAAGATGTTAGAAAAATGGCTCGAAATTTAGTAGACTATGAAGCAGGGCGCACAATCTTTGAAGTTGCTTTAGGTGTATACAACCAAAATAAAAATACTAACCAATTAACAATATTTTAAAATGAAAACCGCAGTAGATTTTTTATGGGACGAATTAGAATGTCTTATCCCAACAGAATGTCAAGAAGCTTATGTAAAAGCCAAAAAAATGGAAGCAAAAGATTGGGTTGTGCATTATTTATTCATAAATAAAGTATCAGGTGTAATTGGAGCTGAAAAAACAATAGATTTATTAAAAGAAACATTAAACGAAACAAAATGAAAAAGATAATTATAGCAGTATCTTTGCTAATGGTCGGATGCGCAAAGGAAGAAATAGCAAAAACACCTGTTAAGGATTGTAATTGTGATAGGATTATTAGAGTATTGCCAGGATTTGATATAATAGGCCAAAACGGACAGATACACCATTCAGGAGGTGCGATAACCATAAACGATTGTTCAGGTGAACAAAGGAAGTTTGGAAATGGAAACGGTACATCTGAATTTAGTCAGAAAGTAGGTGAGTGCTACAATTGGTAAACACAGAGCCTCATCAATGACACTCTGTAAATAATTAACCGACCTAACAAGTCGGTTTTTTTTGATTCGTACTTTTTAAAACCAATCTGTACTCACTTAAATAACTACAAAACAATATGTTAATGCCAAATAGTACGAAGTACACTTTGAAGCCTCCTATACTATATATATTAGGGTACTATTATATATTTATTTATATAAAAAATATATTTATTCTTACCGCTGAAACAAGTTGTCGGAAAAATAGAAAAAAAGTGTACTTTTAGCCTGTTTTTAGTTGTAAATAATTGATAAACAATAACATACAACAGTACGAATCGCAGTACACATCCAGTCCTAATCGTAAATTATATGTGTTGTTAAGTACAAATCGCATCTTATTTAGAATGAATATAAATTACAATATGTTTGTATTTAATTAAAATAATTAATTATATTTGCATCTATAAATCACGACCAAAAATGATAGAAATTATTAAAACCTCTGTATTAGAATGCCTCTTGGTCGTGGCTACTTTTACAGGGGTTTTTTCATTAAATCACGACCATTATGGAAACAGAAGTATGGAGACCAATTCCTAATTATGAAGGACTTTATGAGATAAGTTCTTTAGGAAGAGTAAAATGTTTAACAAGTTTAAAAGAAAAGTTCTTAAAACCTTCAGAACAAAACTATGTTAGATTAGTAAAAGACAAGAAAGGTTATTCAGTAAATTTATACAAACTACACACGTTTGTATTTTTTCCAAGTAAAACTATTTTAAAATTTTAATTATGTTAGTAGACTTATATAAAGATGCCTATCAGAACACACCGATAGGAAGACCAAAAAACGTGTTGTTTTACTTAGACCGTATTAGAAATGGAGATAGTAAAAAAACAATTGAATTAGTAAGGTCAGAATTAGATTCAAAAAATAAATCTAAAATCAAATTACAATTGCCTGCTGTTACATTTGCTGGTACATTTACTACAAGGTCAAAGGATAATTTAAAAAAGGCAAGTGGTTTATGTATATTGGATTTTGACAAACTTAAAAGCTATGATTTAGTTTTAGAGTTAAAGGATAAATTATCAAAAGACAATTATGTTTATTCTACTTGGATAAGCCCTTCGGGAGATGGTTTAAAGGCTTTGGTTAAAATACCTTGTATAGAATCCAATGACGAGTACAACAAGTATTATAAATCAATTGTAAAGCATTTTGAATGGGTAAATGATAACTACGGCAGTGACACGATAGATACATCTGGTCAGGACATTTCTCGCTTATGTTTTGAATCTTATGACCCTGAGATTTATATAAATTTAGAGTCTAATTTATATGTTGACTTTGAAAGAACTGAACTTGTTGAAATAAACAGTACTTTAGGAGTAGTTACAAACATTCCTTTAACAGACCAGGACCAAATAGCAAATAGGTTAATGGTATGGTTTAAGAAGTCTTACAACGGTGTAAATCGCAACAATTCCTTTCATAAATTAGCACTTGCATTTAATGATTTTGGAGTTGAAAGATTTATTGCAGAAAGGTATATTTTAGCAAATGAGCAAAAGGATTTTGATAGCAAAGAAATATTAGCTTTAATAAACTCAGCTTATAAGCACACAGCTAACTTTGGGACAAAACAGTTTGAAGACAAGGTTAAATTAAAGACCATTTCAAATATGATTTTGGTTGGTAAGACAAACGACTATATTAAAAAATCATTTCCTGACTTAAGCGATGATAAATTAGATGCTGAGATAAATGCACAAAAAAGTAAAATTGACGTTAACAAATTTTGGAGTCACAATGAGGAGGGAAAGTTAGTAGTATCACACCACAAATTTAAATTCTATTTAGAAAACAAAAACTTTTTTAAGCATTTCCCAATTGATAAATCAAAGACTTTTACTTTCATAACGAAGGAAGGTAATTTTGTCGATGAAGTTACCGAGTTTCAAATTAAGGATCATGTACTAAACGAGTTGTTAAGTAGTGATAGTTTGGAACCTTTTGATTTGGTAGCTGGTAGTACAAAGTCATTTACACCACAATATTTATCAATGTTAGAAACTGCAAAATTTAATATTGAAGAAGACGGCCAAGACTTTGCAATTTTATACTATCGTAGCTGTGTAATTAAAGTTTTTAAAGATGGTTACCAAAAAATGAACTATGAAGACTTAAAAGGTTTTGTGTGGAAAAAACAAGTTATTGACCGTGACTTTATAGATGCAGACCACCACGATTCAGAGTTTAGGAGATTTCTTTGGTTAGCTTCATCACAAAATAAAAATAAATACGAAAGTTTAAAATCTGTTATTGGTTATTTAATGCACTCCTACAAAACAAGTGCAAACAATAAAGCTATAATATTCAACGACGAAACAATTTCTGATAATCCTAACGGTGGTTCGGGTAAGTCTTTATTTTGGAATGCGTTGGGTAAAATGAAAAAAGTATCTGCAATAGATGGTAAAACCTTTGAATTTACTAAATCATTTCCTTATCAGTCAGTGCCTGTAGATACTCAGTTACTTGTATTTGATGATGTTAAAAAGAACTTTCAATTTGAATCTTTATTCTCATTAATTACAGAGGGTATTACTTTAGAATACAAAGGGCAGGACGCAATTAAACTTCCTGTTACTAAATCTCCAAAAATAGTTATTACAACAAACTACACTATCGGTGGTGTTGGTGGTTCTTTTGAACGTAGGAAGTTTGAAGTTGAAATGAGTAGTTATTTTAATGCAAATCATACTCCATTAGATGAGTTTGGACACATGCTTTTCGACGATTGGGACGAAAACGAGTGGGCAAGGTTTGACCATTTTATGATTAACTGCCAAAAGTTTTACCTTGAAAAAGGATTAGTTCCTTTTGATTTTACAAACTTAGAGCATAGAAAATTAATCAATGAAACATCTTCTGAGTTTTTAGAGTGGATTGGAGATGGAAACGTACAAGAAGACAACAGACTAATTAAAAGTGTTTGTTTTGAAAACTTCTTACAGGAACATAAAGATTTTAGAAGTTGGTTAAAGTCTAAACGTTTTACAATTTGGATACAAAAGTATTGCGCTTATTATGGTAAGACATACACTGAAGGAAATTCAAATGGTCAAAGATGGTTTGAAATTACAAGTAATAACGAATTTAAAAAAGTAGAAGAATGTCCATTTTAGAACTTAGAGAATATCAGAAACAATATGTAGATGGATTGCAAAATTCATTTAAGAAAGGAAATAAAAAAATAGTTTTGTGCGCCCCAACAGGTTCGGGAAAAACTGTTATGTTTTCCTACATGTGTAAAAACGCTTTTACAAAAAACAAAAAAATACTCATTTTAACAGATAGGAAAGAGTTGTTTTCTCAGTCAGATAGCGTATTATTAAAGTTAGGATTAAAGCCGCAATTGATAAAGCCAAATTCAAAAGTAGATTTAAACGAAAATCTATTTGTTGGAATGATTCAAACGTTAATGCGTAGGATTGAAATATTAAAAGAATGGATTGATAGTTTAGATTTAATCATAATTGACGAAGCTCACAAATCTATATTTGATGGATTATTTGATTACATAAATAAAAAAACGTATGTAATAGGTGCAACTGCAACACCACACCGAGAAGGGAAACAACTAAGTTTAGAAAAGTTTTACGATGATATTATACAAGTAATTGATACACCTGATTTAATTGACAGTGGTAATTTATCAACTCCTATTTCTTATGGTGTTAAAGTTGATTTAAAAGGTGTGAAAACAAAAGCTGGAGATTATGATGAGAAAAGCATGGCAGATAAATATTCAGAAATACAACTTTACCACGGTGTGTATGATAATTATACAAAAATTTGCAACGGTAAAAAAGCAATAATATTTGCACCAAGTAGGGATTCATCGGTTGAGCTTGTAAATTCATTTGTAAATAAAGGACTAAATGCAAAGCACGTTGATTGTTACATGAATAATAGAGATGAAGTTATAGAATGGTTTGAAAATACACCTGGTGCAATACTATCAAATTATGGTATATTAACAACAGGCTTTGACTGCCCGACTATTGAAGTTGTAATTTTATACAGGGCTACAAAGTCTTTACCTTTATTTCTTCAAATGGTAGGACGTGGTTCGAGAGTTATGCCAACAAAAAATGAATTTACAATATTAGATTTTGGAAATAATATTCAAAGACACCACTACTGGGAAACACCAAGAAAATGGAATTTAAAGAAAAAAGAAAAAAAAGAAGGTGCTGCACCAATAAAAGAATGTCCCGAATGTTGCTACCTTATGCCTGCAAGAATTATGGATTGTCCCGAATGTGGTCACGTGTTTGAAAAGTCCGAAAAGGAAAAAGAGGAAGATGTAATTGTAGAATTACAAAAACTATCTTCAAACGCTTTAAAATCTAAAATACAAGGTGCAACATTTAAAGAACTTGAAATGATACAAAAAGCAAAAGGATATAAAGTTTCATGGATATTCCACCAATTGAAAAACAAAGAAGATTATTTTGCTTATGAGAAATACATGGGCTATAAAAAAGGATGGGCAAACAGACAATTTAATTTAAAGTACAAATGAAAAGTGAAGATAAAATTCAACAGGAAATAGTAATGTGGTATAGAAATAATTATTGTTTAAAGAAACATGATCCACGAAATTTAATTTTTTCAGTACCTAATGATTCAAAAGATGCAAAGGAACAAATGAGAAAAATTGCAACAGGATTGTTTTCGGGTGTATCTGATTTAATTATGATACATTTTGGTAACGTGTATTTTATCGAAGTAAAAACAGACGTTGGAAGGCAATCAGACAAACAAAAAGAGTTCCAAACGATTGTTGAAAACCAAGGTTTCAAATATTATTTAATAAAAAGTTTAGAAAAATTTAAAGAAATTGTTGCAGATTAATAATTAATACTTATATTTGTAACATGATTCTTTGACGTATTAGAAAACAAGTAGAGCCTTTGGGCTTACCACTAACTATAAAACACACAACAATGGAAATCTATAACGATGAAAAAACAAAAAAAATAACAATAGCAAGAACAAAACTTTCAGATGGTTATAACTATTACATAACATTATATAATTATAATTCTTCTTTCAAAATGTTCACTATTAATAGTAATTATATTCAAAAAAAGGAAATTGTCTCAAAAAGAGATGCAATTGAAACAGCAAAAAAAATATTAGAACAATGAAAACAAACCTCAGAAAATTAGCGTTGATACTTCAGAAGGTAGACGCTTCAAAGTTCTTTTCAATTAGCGTATACAACGGGTCAATTGTACTCGGAGCATTTGAACAAGACATATTGATTGATGATTTAAATATAAATTGGGACTCAATCGAATACGATTTAGACCTGACAATCTTTAAGAAAAACAACGTAAAATTAATTGTATCATGAAAAATTTAATTAAAATACAGGCAGAGTTGAAATGTCCGAAAGGTTCATTCAACGCATTTGGAAAGTACAAGTATAGAAGTGCTGAACAAATATTAGAGGCTTTAAAACCTTTACTTAACAAGTACGACTCATTATTATTGATGTCTGATTCAATAGTTGAGATAGGTAATAAGCTTTTTTTAAAAGCAACAGCAACCTTTAAACATGAAGCTGAATCTATTGAAGTTTTTGGTTTTGCTGAAATGGGAGAACACAAAGGTATGAGTTCAGAACAGACAACAGGTACTGCTTCAAGTTACGCTCGCAAATATGCTTTGAATGGTTTGTTCTTAATTGACGAAACAGAATCAGACCCTGACTCAAAAGCACCTACACCAAAGAAGAAAGAAACAATATCAGATGACCGTTTATCTGCTGCACTTGAAAAGATTAGAAAGGGTGAGTACACGATGGAAAAGTTAAAAGAGAAGTTTGAATTAACACCTAAACAATTAGAATTATGTTAGTAAATTATGAATTATACGACAAAGAGGGCGAAGCATTAATGTCGTTACAAGGAAAAGAATATATTGCGCCTGTTGGTTCTGGGGTTCTTTTTTATGATTCAATATCAGAAGGAGTTGAATTTGTATCAGTTGAATTTATTGGAAAAGCAACACACCAATGGTATAATATTACATCGGATACACTTTGTATTGATTGTGA